CATGGTGATCGGAAGACCCTTCGGCTTTGGATTCTGGTTCTGGTTTGGGTTCTGGTTTGGGTTCTGGTTTGGGTTCTGGTTTGGGTTCTGGTTTGGGTTCTGGTTTGGGTTCTGGTTTGGGAGCCTCTTTCTTTGGCTCTTTTACTTTCCCGCCGTCAAGAAGTTTCTTTATTTTAGAAACCTTCATTGCCGTATGATCCATGTCATGACTATGAGATACGCCATGCTTATCCGACAAATGGTCATGATATGCCGAAGCTTCTGAAGAATAAGTTCCATCTCCCCCCATCCAAAGGCCAGGTTTGATTTGCACATCTTTATGAGTCGCTTCTTTTAAATCATGGTCATCATACGCATGGTGATCTCCGGCCTTAACTTGCTTCCGAAGAAAAGAAACTGTCGGCTCTGATCGACCTGTCATCTCTGCCATCTCTTTGTCAGTCATACTGTGATGACCGTTGTCTTTTCCAATGATCAAACGCTTCAAATGATCTCTTGAAGAATGAGAAGTGGTCCCATCAACTATTCGACCGTCAGGAAGCCTATACCAGTATTTATAGTTCCCCGGTGTCCCAGTTCGCTTAACATATTTCACGTCTCTCATTCTTCATCCCTCATTAAAATCGCGGTTTCTTTAATCCTCTCAGAAACGCTTGGTTTTTTGAGTATTGCTGTTGGGATTATTTCTCCCACTTTAAACTCTTTTTTGCCAATTTTAAAAGGTTCTTTTGCGACAGAGACCTTTTTGAAAGAATACCCTTCAGTATATGGGAATAGTTGACATTGGCAAAAAGGATGAAGGCTACCCACCGTGACTTCCCAATCGACCGCCTTTTTGCCGAAGTTGCTGTCTGCCAGCTCATTCACCTTGAATATTTTAGGCGTTATGCCATCACCCTCTAAGCACAATCTGCGACAATGTACGCAGCAATCTGGATTCGGGCGCTTATAAACAAGCTGATCTTTTCCATGGTCTTCAACAATCTTTGAATGGATCGCATGTTGAATAGTGTTGTTAATTTCGGTCTGAGCAACCCTATACCAATCACGATGCTTATTATCAAAGGCATGATATAGATTTGTCTTAAGCTGAGAGACAGTCTCTCTGTTAACGATATTGCTCACAACCTCTTCTTGAACTCGTCGAATAGCCGTCATTCCAGCCGCCGCTGAGAGGGATTTGGTTTCTTTGAGCATTGAGTCCTTGAGACCTTGAATATGCGCTCCCACGCTTTCTGTGGCGTATTCGATCGCCTTTTCTTCAATGGGGGTTCGTTTGATGGTAATTTTATCTACAAGCTTTTGAAGGTCGCTATAGGAAATTTTTGCCCTCTTGGACGGTGGAAGAATTGCCGTGAGCTTTCCAAAGTTGTTTGCGTCAACAACCATTCCCTTGACGTTCGTTTTTAAAAGTCCCATCTTCTGGAGCCGTCTGATCTCCTTCTTTGAGAGAGCCTTATTTCCCAAAGTATTCAGACGAAGCTCAAGAAAACGATCTTCAATCGCCTGTAATATCTCACTTAATTGTTTTTTTGTTAATGCCATGTTGCGTCACGCAATACTTTTTAGCTCGGGGGTAACTCGTTTCACTTCAATATCCCCTCAATGTCTTCCTTAAGCTTTGACATCATGCTATCAAAAGCCCGACTGTATTTCTTGACCATATGCTCTTGAGCTTCGTTTCGTGATTCGCTTTTCTCCATCGATTTCATCAAAAGATCTTCGACAATCTCAGACGTGGTCTGCTCATCTGTTCGAACTGAAAGTCTCATCATCCAACTCTTAAAAGGTTATCAAAAGCCTTTTTTAAACTTCTATTCGCTATTATTTTTTTCTTGTCTTCGTCGGACGCATCCATAAGATCGTTGTAATAATCAGGTAATTTTAAAACTTTCAAAGGAGCCTTCATGGAATGGGCATATACTACGCGATGACGACCAGCTAATACGAGATCTCTTAGACCTGGAGAAAGCCTCTGAATAATTGGCATCGTCACCTCATTACCAGACAGCATGTCTGGTATTAACTTTTCATGATGATTGTGATCAAAGCGATAAGAATCGTCTACCACCATCCCTACATTCTTCTTAGGATCAAGCCAATTGGAAGGAACCTTAAAGCCAGGGTCAGACACATTCAACTTCTTAATCTCTTTCCCTTCAAGCAAAACCGCTTCACTGTCTTCATAAATCGCTTTTAATTCCGAATCGCTCAAACCAAGAACTGAAATTTCATCCTCAGAAATCAGTTCTTCTTTAAACTCGTCAAATGGAGGCTTAACCCATTTAGGTGACGCCTTAGTAGAAACACGATTAGTGTCTTTCAATTTGACCCATTTGCCTTCAGCCACTTTCTTCCGACCATTTCTGACCGTTCCAACAGTGTCTTTTTTCCCTCTGGCTTTTAAAAGTTCATCAAAGGCTTTTTTAAGTTCTTGGCTCAAAGAATTATCTCCAATTCTTCGACCTTCTCTTGAAAGGACTTTGTTGTCTCCGCACCCTGAAGCTTGTCGAGTTCAGCCTGAAGTTCTTCATCACTCATGTTCTCATAATCGGGCTCTTCTTGGTTTTGGTCCTGAGCGCCCCCCATTTGGCCGTCAGGGGACATTTCGCCTCCCCCCTCCATTCCCATACCCCCGCCCATTTCACCGCCCATACCGGCCTGTGAGAGGCTCTGGTAGGCTTGAATAAAGTTGCTATTCATCACAAGATCCCCGGCATTCTTGATATCTGTGGGATCTTTAAGGGGTGGAAGGTCATGTTCAGCCCTTAACTCATTGATTGTCTTATAAGTTTCGATCTTGGTCTTGTCTAAATCGATCTGCTCTTTCTCACCCACCACATTGAGACCAACAAATTCGAACTCAAATTCGGGGTCAAGTCGCCAAACCACATACTCGTTGATCATATTGGCAATGAAGCGAAGTAGTGGGTCCAGACCTTTGTCTTTGGAATACTTCAGCCGCTCAATCTGTTGACCCTGTCCACCGATCCCACCGCCGTTTGAACTGCCACCTGTGGAATTTCTCGAAATATCAAAACCAATTTCCATTGGATCTATTTGGTAAACACCGCATATCGTCTTGATCAGATATTCGACATACTTCCCCCACTCCATATCTTTGTTGGTAGAGTGGAGATTGATCCACTTTAATTCAGAGTCTTTTCCGCCTGAAACAATAGGCGTTCTCCAGGCGTTCTGAACACCTGCAACCTGTTGATGCCATTGCCTTTTAAAGGATTCCAACTGGTCTGGAGGGACTTGACCCGTGAATGAAAGAATGCCTTTTTGGCTCGAACCTTGTGAAAAGAATTTTCGATTATATGTTTCAGCATTAATGTGTGCCGTGATTGTCGTTAACAGCATTTCCACTTCAGAAAAACCATAGCCGTTTGAAAGAAGGTCTGTTCTTGGATTTCTGACACCGAATGCCATTTCCCATTCGTCAAACCATGCCCTCGGAGTTCCATTCACAACCTGAACATACCGTGGGTTTTCAGCGTCCCTCTGCTTTATATCAGCGTACTTCATATTGTACGCTTCATAGTTCTGAGCTACCTGAGTTGTCTCATCATACCCTCTCCCCCAAATTGCTTGCTTTTCTCTTTTGTCGGGGAGGATTTTAATTGTTGCAGCGTCAACAGCCATGAACTTCGCAGGAAGTCCATTTCTTCTCGGAACAACTTCAAACGTACATTGATCAAAAGAGAGTGTGTCCCTTGTAATCTTTCTCAAAAAGGCTTCAAAAGAATCTTTCTTTTTGATATCAGGAGTGTCATATACACTTTCCTCATACCCGCAATTCATAATGAATCGTTCCATCTCTTTTATCTTTTTCTTTTGAGACGCGCTTGGTTTCTTTTCATTGTCTCGAAGCTTAATTTTAAAACCGCACTTATAGCGGTCTGCCCGTGGAACCGCAAAGGTTCCAACCTGATTCACCCGTGTCTGAATAATAGCCGAGATTACGGGGTCTGCATTGCAAATCTGTCTTGCCTTTGAATAATCAAGAATAGAGAACTTCTCTTTATAGCCGTAGACAGTCGCATTGTAATTGTACGGGTCAACAAGGTTTGCTTTGGACTCGTAATCGCTACCCTGTGGTTTTAAAAGTCCAGCCTTCATCAAGTCGTATTTAATCGGAACAATTTCAGAACTCACAAAGTCTACAGCTTTTGTAAGGGCGTCTTTAACAATCCCCATGCTCTTCTTCCTCAACAAAATTCATGTTTTTCATCATTTCGATAACAGCCGCATCGGTCTCAGAGGTAGCATGAACCTCTTCATCTCCAACCTTCATCGTTTCATCGCCATGCTTTAGGTGACTGTAGCCCTTGTCAAGAGAGTCCGAATTGCAGTCGAGCCTCCCCTCATCGGCCAGTTTTTTAATAATTTCGTCTGTGCTTCCAGGCTCAAGATGAGCGCCCATCATTTTACCGTAATCTTGGATCTCAGCTTGCTCACCCTTTTCGATAAAGTCGAGAAGAGCTTTATCGTGTGCGCTCTTTTGATAGGTCGCAACCTGTTGCTGATTGGCATCTGAGAAGCTATTAAGTTCTCGATTAAATCTCGCAACAGAGGGGTCTTGAACGCCTCCGAAATCAAATAAAACGCCTCCAGCTCCCATCGCTTTCACGCAATTTGGAAGCCTTCTCTTTGGCGTAGATTTTACGACTTCTC